TAACAAAGGCTTTGGCATGGCATTCTTTGTAGTGTTCTTGCTACTCGTACCTCTGCCCATACTAGGATTGTGGGCAGTGGACGGACAGGATTGGGTGGACAGATTTACTACGAAGTATTTCTCACCTTGGCAGTCTGAGTGTTGGGAAACAGCCAAGCATGAACGAGTATGCAAGGGTGACAATCAATGTAAATGGTTCAGGAACTTTTGTCATGACTGAGGGACAAGTATTATTATTAACAATAGCATTTGTCATAATCATAACTTTATTGACTAATGCAGTCGTAGGAATATTCATATGATATTAGAAACAGCATTCATGTGCATGGCACTTAACATATATCACGAAGCAAAGTTTCAATCTATGCTTGGACAGATAGCAGTAGGTCAAGTGGTCATGAACAGAGTAGAAGACAGCAGGTTTCCTGACAACGTATGTGATGTAGTAACACAAGCAGTCACATACAAAGGCACAGATAAACCTGTACTCCACAAGTGCCAGTTCAGTTGGTACTGTAATGGCGAAAGTGACGAGCCTAAGTATGACAGCCAAGAGTGGTGGAATGCACAAGAGTACGCATCCATCGTGCTGTCAGGTACAATAGCTCTTGACGTGACCGAAGGAGCTACACATTACCATGCAACCTATGTGCGTCCTGCATGGGCAAAGACTAAGACACGCACAACTAGAATTGATAGACATATTTTTTACAGATGGGAGAAATGATGAGCAAAGAATTTAAGATAACTTTAATTTATGTAGCTGTTGTTTGGATACTAGCCTTCTTAACAGGGAGTGTATTCTGATGGTTAAGCTTCTTAGATATATGCAACAAAGACACACACCAAAAGGGTTGAAGAGTTATAGATTTAATCCACCTCGTTCTTTGATTGAAGATGGTGTAGTGTCTCGCAGAGAGCTAGGACAAAATTATAGTGAAGCAAAAAAGATAGCCGCAGATCTGAACAAACTGATAGATGAATACCGTCAAGAGAAACTGACAGAGCTATCAGTTACCAGATCAACTACCCTGTCAGAACTTTGTGACATTTATCTTTTGTCTAATGATTTCAATGCTTTACGTAAGTCTACTAAAGCAGATTATATATACTTTATTAGGATACTTTGCTTAGATTTAGGTGATAAAAAGTGGCATACTATATCTAGTAGGTTAGCTAAGAGAACTTATGAGCTTTGGGTCAGACGTGGTGTCTCTCTTGCCAATCATGTATGTAGTGTTGCATCTAGGATATACAACTATGCAACTGAGATGGAGTATGGTAATCATAATCCTTTCTCAAACATAAGAAGAAAGGCATCTCAACCAAGACGTGTGGTGTGGGCTAGAGAACAGGTTTGTCAATTTCTTGACTATGCATATGCAAACTACGAATATCGTAGCATAGGTCTGATAGTACAGATGGCATACGAATGGTGTCAAAGAATAGGAGATATGCGTTTGTTGACTTGGCAAGACCTTGATTTAGACAAGGGACAACTGACCTTGGAGCAGTCAAAACGTAGATCAAAAGTGTTTTTGCCTATCAGTGATGATCTATACGAGATGTTGCTAGAACAGAAGGCAGACTTTGGCTTTCAAAGGTATGTAGCACCCAATATAAAGCCCATACAGGGCGAGTACCACCCCTATGGGTTGGAAAGGGTATCAAAAATAGCAAAGCGTGTCATGAAGCATTTAAACCTGCCTGACGAACTCAAACTTATGGATCTCAGACGGACAGGAGTTACAGAAATGGTTGACAGTGGAGTCCCAATGGGGCAGATTATGTCAGTGACAGGACACACAAATGTACAGTCGGTCAAGCCTTATCTGAAGCACACATTTGAGAGTGCAAAGAATGCTTTGAACACTAGGAGAAAGTATAATGCATAATATATATAACATATTAAGTGATATAGACATATTAAATGATGAAACAAAAAGAATGAACTGTCCTAACTGTGGTGGTTACAAAACTTTTACAGTTACCAACAGTATGGGTCGGTTACTTTGGAACTGTTATAAGGCATCGTGCAATGTGTCAGGCTCTAAACCTGTGCATTTATCTGTAGAGGACATCAAAAGAACTTTACGTAAAGAAGAGAAACAGGCTGAACATTTTGTGATGCCCGAATATGTTGTACCCTACAATGGACAGCGTGAGATCACTAGATTCACAGCAAGGTTTGGCATTGACGAGTGGGAACTTCACTATGACGTAAAAGATAACAGAGCAGTGTTTCCCATCGTGCATGATGGTGTCACTGTTGATGCTATTGGGCGAAGTCTTAGAAATAGTTTGCCTAAATGGAAAAGATATGGGAATAGTGGCTTGCCATTCACATCTGGATGTGGTAAAGTCGCTGTAGTTGTTGAGGATTGTGTCAGTGCCGTTATTGTAGGCAGTGACGTGTATGTTGGGGTTGCTGTGTTAGGCACGTCACTGTCAGACATACACAAGAGGTATCTGTCACAGTTCTCTTCAGCTATCGTAGCACTAGATCCTGACGCACTACCTAAAGCAACCGAAATGTGCAAGGATCTTAGAAGTGTAGTAGAAACAGTACGAGTGATTCGATTATCTGACGATCTAAAATACAAACGTCCTAACGACATTGAAAAACTAACAGCAATAGGAGATGAATTAAATGGAACAAGCACTAATACGTAGTTTGATGAACAAAGACTTCTACGATGATCACAGAGGTATCAAATGTCCTGATAAACTTTTTACAAAAGATCTGCGTAAGATCAAAACATCTGTTGACTATGCCATGAAGACATACAACAGAACAGTAACACCTGATGAGGTCGAAGCTTTGTTTATGTCAAGCAATCCAACGATGACAACAGCACAGAAGCAAGCCTATGGTGATTTGTTTTTACGTATTAAGAAAGAGTCACCTCTGGGTAAGGACATAGCACAGGAAGTGTTGTCCAAGCTCTTTCAACAGGTGATAGGTGAAGAGATTGCCAATCTTGGTTTTGATTATGTAAACGGATCTCAGACTAGCTTAGAACCTTTACGTAATCTACTAGAGCAGTATGGTGATGACTTCATACCTACCTTGAATATAGATTGGGCTGACATATCTATTGATACTCTGCTTGCAAAGAACGACATGGAAGCACGTTGGAGATTCAACATACCAAGTCTTACACGAAAGATTGAGGGTATCAACGAAGGACATCTGATAGAGGTTGGAGCTAGACCCAACACAGGTAAGACATCCTTTCATGCTTCTATGATTGCAGGGACATCAGGTTTCGCAAGGCAAGGGGCAAGGTGTGTTGTCTTATGTAATGAAGAATCAGTTCACAGAGTTGGCATGAGATATCTCACAGCTAGTTCTGGCATGGATCAGTATCAGATAAAAGAGAATCCTAAACTGGCACACGAGAAGTATGCAGAGGTAAAAGAGAATGTAAAGCTCTATGATTCCACAGGACGTGATATGTCATGGGTTGAGAGTGTAGCTAAATCTTTCAAGCCTGATGTCGTTGTGCTAGACATGGGAGATAAGTTTGCAAAGACAGGTGGTTTTGCTCGACAGGATGAAGCCTTGAAAGCAAATGCTGTCCATGCTCGTATGATTGCCAAGCAGTATGGTTGTGCTATATTTTATATGTCACAGCTATCTGCTGAAGCAGAGGGCAAGGTTGTACTTAACCAAGCCATGATGGAAGGTAGTAGAACAGGTAAGGCAGCCGAAGCTGATCTTATGTTACTACTAGCAAAGAACCCTGACGTTGAGGGTGAGGAAGAACAGTCACCACAAAGACATATCAATGTGGTGAAAAACAAACTGTCTGGTTGGCATGGCAAGATTGTCTGTGAGCTAGACTACAAGACAGCGAGGTACACAGCATGAACGGTAGAACTAATATACTTTTAGGTGTTACTAAAAAGATTAAGAGGTTTGATGGTACTTGCCCCTCTTGTGGAGAAACACTTGAGTTGGGTAAGAATTGGCTTGAGTCTCAGAGATTACAGAAAAAATATCATTGTTCATCTTGCAAAGATAAAGAGAATACAGCTAGAATGTATGTGGACGGTAAGTATATATCTGTGCGTCATCCTCTCTACAAAGCAGGACGGTACAAATCATTTAATGATGCTGCATTTTCTTCATTGAAGAATTACAATCAGTGTGCATCAGGTCATGTATACGTAGTATCAAACCCTGCTTGGGAAGGATGGTACAAGATAGGAAAAGCTATTGATGCACAAGATAGATGCAAAGGGTATCAAACCTCTAGTCCTCTGAGAGATTATGTGTTAGAGTACAGTAATACTTTTGATGATAGAAATAAGGCAGAGAGAATGACACATGACAAAGCACGTAAATTATCTGTAGACAATAACGGAGAATGGTTTAAGATGCCGTTAGATAAAATAATTAAAATAATAGATGGGATAAAAGATGAGATTAATACTTGATGTAGAAAACACTGTAGTAAAACGTAACGACAAGCTACACTTAGACCCTTTTGAAAGTGAGAATAGCTTAGTTATGGTGGGTATGAAGACAGACAATTGGGAAAGGATTGTTACGTTTGATCACAACGATGTAGAACCAACACCTAATGGACATCAGATTGTGCAGGATGCATTGAACAATACTACTGTTCTTGTGTGTCACAATGTTGCACACGATTTGATTTGGCTGTGGGAGTCAGGCTTTGAGTACGATGGCATAGTATTTGATACCATGTTAGGCGAGTATGTTCTTCAACGAGGGCAAAAGAAACCTCTGTCTTTGGAGCAGTGTGCTGAGAGATACAACTTAGATAATAAGAAACAGGACACTATGAAGGAATACTTTAAAAGTGGTAAGTCTGTATCAGAGATACCTCACTCAGAACTATCAGAGTATCTAACGTATGATCTTAGAGCTACGTTTGATTTAGCCAACAGGATACATAATAGACTGATGACAACAGATGCTGATCTTATGGATACCGTGACACATACTAACATGGTGGCTGTCTGTCTATGTAAGGTATACAGAACAGGATTTAAGGTAGACCTAACCAGATTAGAAGAAGTTAAGAAAGAGTTTGAGCAGGAGAAGATGGAGATAACTAAAGAGTTAATACAACAAGTTAGAGATCTCATGGGTGACAGACTAATTAATCTTAATAGTCCTGAACAGTTGTCATGGATTATATACAGCCGTAAACCCAAGGACAAAGCTTTGTGGGGTAACTTCTTTGATCCTTACATGAGCAAGCCTGACTTTCAACGAGCTATCAAAGATCATAGTGATGTCGTATACAAGGTTACTGCTAAGACATGTCATACTTGCAAGGGTAGAGGTAAGATAACCAAGGTTAAGAAAGATGGCACACCATTCAAGAAACCAAACAAGTGTCCTACCTGTAACGAATCAGGATGGCTGTATCAGACTAGACCAGATCAGATAGCAGGTCTTAGGTTTAACCCACCGTCAGCTAAGTGGGTAAGTGCTAATGGGTTTAGTACCAACAAGATAAACCTTGAGATACTAGAACACTTTGCCAAAAGAAATAATAATACTAAGGCAGAGTTGTTTCTAAAACGTGTACGTAGATTGTCTGCACTAGAGACATACTTGTCATCGTTTGTTGAGGGTATATCTACATACACAAAGTCTGACGGCAAGCTACATGTTAGATTACTACAGCATCGCACATCCACAGGACGATTTAGTGGTGCAGATCCTAACATGCAGAATATGCCTAGAGGTGGTACGTTCCCTGTGAAGAAGATCTTTGTGTCACGTTGGGAAGGTGGCAAGATACTTGAAGCAGACTTTGCACAACTAGAGTTCAGGACTGCAGCATATTTGTCACAGGACGCTACTGCTATCAAAGAGATAGAAGATGGCTTTGACGTACACAGTTACACTGCACAGGTTATTACAGATGCAGGACAGCCCACGTCTAGACAAGAAGCTAAAGCACACACCTTTGCACCTTTGTATGGAGCTACAGGATTTGGCAGATCACAAGCTGAAGCATCCTACTACGAACAGTTTAGTTCAAAGTATAAGGGTGTTGCAAAGTGGCACAGGACATTGGCTAATGAAGCATTACAGACAGGACGCATCAGGATACCATCAGGTAGATCGTTTGCATTTCCTGATGTAGTTAGACGAAGCAATGGATCTGTGTCTCACTTTACACAGATAAAGAATTACCCTGTTCAGGCATTCGCCACAGCAGACATTGTTCCTTTAGTTCTTATGACTATTGATAACATGTTGTTGAATATGGAGAGTTGCATAGTCAACACTGTGCATGACTCTATTGTAATAGATGTCCACCCTGACGAAGTGGATCAGGTTTTAAACTTAGTAAATAGTATCAACAGTGAGATGAAGAAACTTATCAATACTAGATGGAAGATAGACTTTAATGTACCCCTAAAATTAGATGCAAAAATAGGAGACAACTGGCTTGACACCAAAGACGTAGTATGATAAAACTATATTTTTAATCTTAATAAGGAGAAAACATATGAATGAAGTAGTAACTATAAACGGAAACTTTGAAGACATGGCTAAAGCTATGGGCATGACAGGTGCATCAGGCACTGATGTAACAAAAAAGTCTGTTAGCTCTTTGGCTAGACTGCGTATAAATCACACACCTATCATGGGTACGACAGAGATCAACGGCAAGTCTGTGAATATTGAACAGATACCATCTGGATCTTATAAGATAGAGATACCCGACAGTGGCACATACTATCAGTCTGATCTAGAGATTAGACCTTTTATGCAACGATACATGTATAAGAGATTTATCAAGGGTAGTGATGACAGCCCAAACAGGTATGTCAAGACTGTTATGGCAGATAATCTTGACGTAGATCTCAAGGACAACGATGGTGGTCACAACTGTGGTAAACCTGCAGGATACATTCAGGACTTTAACGCTTTACCTGATAAGCAGAAGGAACTGATCCGACAAATAAAAAGAGTTCGTGTTGTGTTTGGTTTAGCTAAGTTTGACAAAGCTATGCAGATGGATGGTGATGTTGCAGTTCCGTCTGATCTAGGTCACGTCCCTTTTATATGGGAAGTAGAGAATCGTGAGGGCTTCAAGACTGTTGGTGAGGTATTCAAGAAGCTAGGTAACATGAAGAGGTTGCCTGTGAATCATCTGATACATGCTTCATCAGAAGAGAGAAAGCTACCAAACGGTAATACTTATTATGTGCCTAGCACGAAGCTTGACTTGTCAAGTAAGATTGAAACATCTGATGAGGATCAGGAGTTGTTTGGTAATCTACTTGCTTGGGTGACTAACTATAATCAGTACATCATGAGTCAGTGGAATGAGAACGTACACAACCATGAAAATGTTGACGCATCAATGGTTGAGTCTTTCATTGATATAACCACTGAAGAGAAAGTGCAGTAATGAAACACAAGGCAGAACTATTACTGCATAAGTTCTTAGACCAAGCTACTGACGGTAAAAAGATATTATCCGATGATAACATTGACAAAATAGCTGATGATATCAAGGAAGCTTTGCATCGTCAGTTTGGTTCTAAGAACAACAGAAAAGAGTTCGGGCTACGTATGTCTAATATAGGCAAGCCTACTTGTCAGCTTTGGTTTGAGAAAAACAAACCAGAGGAAGCATTACCTTTTCCTAACAACTTTGTTATGAACATGATGTTAGGTGATATAGTCGAAGCTGTATTTAAAGGCTTGCTTAGACAGGCAGGTGTTGCCTATGAGGACTCTAAAAAAGTATCTATGGAACTGAAGATAGATTCTAAAATAGAAGGCACGTATGACATAGTTATTGATGAT